TGGTCGTTCGTTCGCTCGAAAATTTTTTAGCGTATATTTTTAGCCCTCCTTAACAACTTCTCGACTTGGTTTACTATGTAGACGTATCTACTTAACAAACGGATTGAATGTTTATCACTTTTGCAGACTTAGCAAAGCTGAAAGGCGTTAGTAGATCAGCGGTTTCACAGAGGCGACGCACTGGAATTTTAAAAGAAGCAACTGTTAAGGTGAACGGGAAAGAAAGGCTTAACAAAGATCTTGCGTTGGAGTTATGGGACAAAAATAGTGTTCCAGCTATAACGCCTTTACCAGTTCAAACAAAAAAAGAGCTAAAGAAACAAGTTGATGGAATGTCAGCCGATGAGATACCAGATTTTAATGTTTCAAGAGCTAGGAAAGAATTTTATACGGCGAAACTTGCTGAAATAGAGGTAGGAGTAAAGAAAGCTGAGTTAATACCAGCAAAAGAGGTAAAAAAGAAGAGTTTTGAATTGTCGGTCGGGATACGTGAGGCCTTTTTAACATTGCCGGATAGAGTATCTAACCTTTTTGCAAGTGAAACGGATGCAACTGTTATAGATGCAGTTATGAGACAAGAAATTTATGCGTGTTTAGAAAGATTTAGTGAGACAGTATGAATCCATTTTCTGAAGGCTTTAAAGCGGGGATATTGCCACCCCCTCCGATGACGGTTAGTGAGTGGAGTGATAAGAACAGGATGCTTAGTAGTAAGGGAAGTAGCGAGCCGGGACCGTGGAGAACAAGTAGAACGCCTTACTTAGAAGAGCCAATGAATTGTTTGTCGGTGACGAATACCGATGTTCAAAGAGTTGTAATGATGTTTGGAGCGCAAACAGGCAAATCTGAATGCGGTATTAACTTCATTCTTTATACAATCGATCATTGTCCGGCCCCTCTACTTTTTGTAAATCCTTCAATAGATATGGCCAAGAGGATGAGTCGCCAAAGGTTAGAGCCTGCCTTTGAAGAAACGCCATGTATAAAAGCAAAAGTAGAGCCTAGAAAATCAAGGGATGCAAGTAATTCTATGTTCGTTAAAGAGTATCCAAACGGAATATTATTATTAACAGGTAGTAATTCACCTACAGGGCTAAGGAGTGCCCCTTGTAGATACTTATTTATGGATGAGATCGATTCGTATCAAATGGATGTAGCCACTTCTGGGGGAGTTTCTGAGGGTGATCCTTGCGTACTTGCGGAGAAAAGAACAACAACATTCGCACGTAGAAAAATATTAATGACAAGTACCCCTACTGTTAAAGATTTTAGTCGGATTGAACAAGAATATAATCATTCGGATATGCGGAAATATTACGTCAAATGCCCCGCATGTGGTGGCATGATTTGGTTGAATTGGGCACAAATTAAGTGGGAAAACAAAGACCCTGAGACTACTAAATATGAATGTCAATTATGTAATGAAAGATTTGATGAAACACATAAAACAGCGATGTTAAGACAAGGCGAATGGAGAGCACAAAAGGAAATGAAGAGGAAAACAGCAGGGTTTCAGTTGAGTTCTTTATATAGTCCCGCGGGGTGGCTGTCATGGGCAGAAATGACAGAAGAGTTTCTTAGAGCTAAAGATGATGCCCCTTTGTTAAAGGCTTTTATAAATACGCGTCTTGCTGAAACCTTTGATGAGTCTTATCAATCAAAATTAAACGCAGAGGCATTACTAGAAAAGTGTGAAAGTTATTTGCCTGGTCAATTGCCTAGTGAGGTTGTTTGTTTGGTAATGGGGGTAGATGTACAAGGCGGGGGAGGATCAGAACGGGAAAGAATTGAAGTTAGTACGTGGGGTTTAGCTGCTGATGAACACATGTATTTAATTCAGCATGACATCATTTTTGGAGATCCGAACCAAGGGAGTGTATGGGCTGGTTTAGATGTTTTATTAACTGCTGATTGGCCCCATCCAAGTGGAGCAAAGTTAAAAGTTAGTGCTTGTGCGATTGATACAGGTGGAATGGCAACCCAATCTGTTTATCAGTATTGCCGCGAGCGTCAGGGGGTCGGAGTTATTGCAATCAAAGGTAGTTCACAATCTGGAAAACCTGCGATTGGTAAAGGTGCAAAGGTTGATATAAACAGCAGAGGGAGAGTATTAAAAAAAGGTCTTACTCTTTATGCAGTTGGTACTGACACTATTAAAGATGTGATTTATTCGCGTTTAAAACATAATGAAAAGATTCATTTTCACGCGCAAACAGGGGAAGATTATTTTAAGCAGTTAACAGGTGAACGCCGAGTATTAAAAGCAAACAGTAGAGGATTTAGAGCGCCCGTATATATAAAGAAACCTAATCAAGCGGTTGAGGCGTTGGATTGCTGCGTATATGCCTACGCGGCCTATAGTTTTCTCTTAAAACGTCATCCTAAAGGAAAAT